TTAGGTATCCAACCTAGTTTTTCTTTTGCCTTAGAGGCATCACCTAACAAAGTCTCTACTTCAGCAGGTCTAAAATATTTAGGATTGACTTGGATGACTGTTTTTTTAGTAAGTTTATCAATACCAACTTCATTTAATCCCTCACCTTCCCAAGCAATTTTCATTCCAAAATAAGGTGCTGCTTCTTCAACAAAATCTTTAACTGAATATTGTTTTCCAGTAGCAATTACAAAGTCTTCTGGTTCATCTTGTTGAAGCATTAACCACATTGCTTCAACAAAATCCTTAGCATGTCCCCAGTCACGTTTTGCATTTAGATTACCCAGATAAAGACAATCTTGATTTCCTTTTTGAATATTAGAAAGTCCAAGGACAATCTTTCTAGTTACAAATGTTTCACCACGTCTTGGTGATTCATGATTAAACAAAATACCAGAACTTGCGTGCATTCCATAGGATTCTCTATAGTTCTTTACAATCCAATATCCATAGATTTTAGCAACTCCATAAGGAGACCTTGGATAGAATGGGGTAGTTTCTTTTTGAGGAATCTCCTGAACCAATCCATAAAGTTCTGATGTAGATGCCTGATAGATTCTAGTTTTATGTTCCAAACCAAGCAACCTAACTGCTTCTAAAATTCTAAGAGTTCCAAGACCATCAACCTGTCCAGTAAACTCAGGCATTTCAAAAGAAACTTTTACATGACTTTGAGCACCAAGATTATAAATTTCATCTGGTTGAACTTCTTTAATAATTCTAATTAAATTAGTAGCATCAGATAAATCTCCATAATGAAGTTTTAATTGGGAGTAAATGTGATCAATCCTATCAGTATTAATAAGAGAACTTCTACGAACAATACCATGAACTTCATATCCTTTTTCAAGAAGAAGTTCAGCAAGGTAAGACCCATCTTGTCCAGTAATACCAGTAATTAACGCAACTTTCATATACAAAGTACTTTTCTATTATTATACAAAAAAAGAGGGGTTTTGTAAACCCCTCCTAAGATTCCGTGTTTGCAGGCTCGCCACTAATTTTTTAACTGGAAATTAGAAACCAGGCGGGAGTAACCTCCATCCGCACCACCAATTTTTTAAGGAAATTGGAAACCTAATGAGGGTCATATTGACTCCACCAGTATTTTTTAAGTCTCTCCATGACTTCGAGGGGGTTCCCGACCAGTACTGTTAAAGTCCATCCGTGACTTTTGCATTTGCTATTTGCAAATAGCAAATAGGAATACTGGGAATTGAACCCAGACACAGCCCTTATAAGGAGCCTGCTCTACCATTAAGCTATACTCCCAAAAAAATTAACAACCTTCTTCATGATCAGTGTGTATTCGAATTAGGTCGTCATTTTCTTCTATAGTATCTACTATGCAGTCATAGTCTTGTGCAGGCATTATTACTACTTCTTTTTCTTCATATGTAATAATAAAAGACTCTCCACCTTCTACACGATCAAGAAGATTATCAAAGTCTGTTTGAAATTCTTCTACTGTAAACTTTTCCATAATAAGTTAAGAATCAAATTTATTTTTCCAAAATGTGTCCATAGGATCTACTCTAGATTTTAGAATAGCACATGCTCTTTTATAAAACATATTATTTGTATTACCAGATTTTTCAAATGTTTCTTTTATTTTCACCCAATTATCATAGGTGTGTTGGTCCATTTAAAATTTTTGTAAGTGGTCATTTAATCTAAGCATTATTTTTTCTGCTTCCCTTACATCCATTCCATCTTGTTTGGAATAATATATGTAGTCGTCCAGAGCAAGTGTGATTAATTCAATATCACTTTTTCCTAACTTTGGGGGTTCCCAACTCATTTAATTTCAAACTCCAATTTTCTAATTTTACGATTTTTTCTAGACTCTTGAAAAGCAAGGTCTTCATTTGAAAGAACTTTTTTGGTTTCTTTCTTACCCATATTACTCAATAACTCAACTAATGTCAAGTCCAATGCAGTAATGGTTTCTCCTTTTAATGTAGTTAAATTATCACATCCACAACATTTAGTTCTTATTGGATGTGATTCTAATTCTGTGTTACAATTTTTGCATCTAATTTTTATCATGGTCTTAATTTAAAATGTAAAGCGGCTGACTGGATTCGAACCAGCGACATCTAACTTGGAAGGATAGCGTTCTACCACTGAACTACAACCGCATAATGAGGGGAGCGTCCTCCCCATATACTAATTATGCATTAACTAAAATAAAACGATTGGCATAATCATAAGCATAAGATGTTCTAGCTCCATGATAACCCCAACCAATCCAATTATAAGCATAATTCATATATCTGTCAATAGAATGTCCAGGAGTTTTCATCCTATTTTCTATTTTCTTCCACTGAACTTCATTTGTCAAATATTTAAGTTGTGTATTTAAATTGGAAGGACTTCCACCATATCTTTTGGCAAAGTCACCCAATCCATAATATCTATTTGATGAAGTCCATTGAATCAAACCATAACCACCATAGCAGTTGTAGTATGATCTTTTACTACCACCTTTACAAACATTAGACTGAAATGTTGATTCCTGTTTAATGTTGCCCATGATGGTAGCAAGGGCGTTTTTATCTTTAATTCCAATGTCTTGGAAATAATCCAAGGCTACATTTTCATTTTCATTACACCCTTTACAAATTAACCTTTTCTCTTTTGACTTTTCGGGAGCAACCTCTTTGGTCGCTGTCTTTGTATTAAACTCTTTAATAATAGAATATGGTGGAGGACCACTCAATAAAGGAGGAAATACTGTAGGCAGTGTTGCCGAACTGGTTGTAACCGCTGCCAAAAGGGGCAAGGTTACTGTAAAGAAATTTTGCATTAAATTTAATAGAACTCTACATCCCAATAGAAAGGGGGTACACCAACCCTCTCGGGAGGCACTTTCCTGGGCTCTAATTCATTATCAAGGTCTCATAATAAAAATCATAATGAGCGATTATTTAGTAGTCCCTAAATTCCCTCATAATGTAATCTAAAGACATAACTTCAATATTGGTTTTTTGAACCACCCAATCTTGGATTTCTGCATACAAAGCAGCAGCATCATCTGTCCTACCTTGATTACACAACTCATGCATCCTATCGATGATATCATCAACTTTATTTTGACACATTCTCCTCATTTGAGTCTGATTCATAGTAATCTTTTCTGAAGTACCTCGATAAGATATTGCTATTATAGAATGCTGGTTCTCCGTTGTCAAGGGATTCTGTAAGGACGTTGTTGACAAAGAGTTGCCTTGTTTCCTCATAATTAGTTTTGCCTTTTGTTTGATGTATTGAGAGAATAACTCTAACAAAATTCTCTCTACCATACTTGATGATATCTTCTTTAAGTTCTGGACAAGACCCATAATACTTTTTCCAATCAGATTCAGATTTTACTTTTCTTTTTTTACCTTTTGGCGTTCTAAATTGCCAAAAATACTTTCTTCCAATATATTGTTTTGAATTTATTTTATTTGTAATAAGATAAACAAATCCAAAATTGTCTTGAATATCCTCAGATTCAAAAATCTTTCCTTGATATTTCCAAGGATTCTCATAGCTCATATAAAGTAATCTTATGAGCTAGTATTTATCCTTCATAGCTAACAGAGTGATTCTACTGACAGTTGGGGTCTTTGTCAACCCATGCTCCTCTGATGCCCATAACTCCTTCTGGGCACTCATAGTAAATAGCATCCCTTACTGTCAGTCTCTGGGTCTCTGAGTACTTGGGGTCCTCTATCTCCTTGAGGATGGTCTTGTTGGTCATCCTAGGGGGTAGAGACCTCTCCCATGCCTCATACTCCTCAAGGGCACGATCAACATCCCTCTTGACCCTTCTATCCAATTTCTCAGGATCCTTTATAATCAACTCATTAAAAATAGTCTGTGGGAAGAACTTTCTTTGAACTTCATCAAAGATATCCCACAGACTATTTTGGTTTATATGTGTGCACTGAGATAATGTAGAAATAAGTGCAGTGACAACAAGACTTACAATAATAATACTCTTGTTGTCAGGTTTCTTTTTCCCAAACTGGAAATTGAACTGCATTATTTTTCTACACCATACCTCTTATCTGATCTGGAAGTATCCATATTCTTCTTAGCTTGGTTTGTTGAGATAGCATATCTCAAACTCTTGAGTTCCTTAGGAGACTTTTCAGGATAGGACTTAGCAAGTTTTGAAGGTTTGATTGCCTTGTATACACTTTCTTTTTCTTTCGTTTCAGAAGCATCAAGTGCACGCTCTCTTAAATGTGCTCTTAATTGAAGTTCAAGTTGTTCTTTATTATGTAAAGGTGATTGTCCAATACGATTAAATCTTTCATTTTCTTTTTGTCTAGTGATAGCACTTACGATTTTAGCAGACTTGGTTTGTGCTTCTTCCTTTTTCTTACCTTTGGATACAAGTGAAGTACGAGCAAGATTTCCTGCTCTACGATACATAGCAGATTCTTTTTCTTTACCAATTTCCTTGTAACCTTCATCAACCAGATCTCCATTTGTTTCATAGGAATCTGTCATTCCATGAATATGCTTACCTTTAGATTTTTTATCTGCTCTTGCTGCTGACTGTGCTTCTGATCCAGCATACTTTGATGCTGTCTTTGCATCCATTCTATCAGAGTTGCCTGCACGTCTTTCAGCAGCAGCAAGTCTTCTCATCTCCCTTGCATCATCATCTCTTGCTTCCACAATCTCTTCTTTCCACTCTTCACTCATATTCACCATAATTGCTTCTGCTGCTTTTGGGGTTTCAGCATATCCTTCATCAAGTAAATGTGAGAGAATGATGTCGTAGTAATTATAACTATCAGAAACTGTCTTACTTCTTTTTTTGTATAATAGACTTTCTGGACCTTTATTTATCTTTTCTTTTTGTTTTGGACCTTCAGAATGATGTAAATGTGTAGCAAGTCTTAATTTGGTTGCTCTATTAAGGTCTTTTTGAGGTGTATTGGGTGCCTTAGGTGCTGTAAGTGGTTCCCTCCCCAAATCATCACGACCCGGTGCTAGTTTTTTTGCTTTTGCCTTAACTTTATCATAAGGAAAATTTTTATATCCCTCATTAAGTTGTTGATTTTCAATAACTTCCAAATATGCTTCTTGAAGACTACGAAATTCTTGTGAGTCCATCTTATGAATACTTTTTAGTTATTTATAAAAAAAAAGAGGGTCAAAGGACCCTCATAATTATAATTTAAATCCAGAAAACATATCTTTCTTTACATCCTGCTTAATACCACCAACCACATAACTCTCAACTTCTGTTTCTTGAGGTGCTACTTGGAGACCTTTAGAACTAATCCAATGCTCAGTCCAAGGAAGAGGATTATTCTTTGAAGAAATATCATACATTGGTTTGATACCAATAGACTTCATTCTACGATTAGCAATCCATTCAACATAGTTACCCAGCAACTTATCATTCAATCCAATCATTGAACCATCTTTGAATAGGTATTCTGCCCAAAGCTTTTCTTCATTTACACAATTTTCAAAAGCACCTTTTACCCATTCCTCTTCCTCTTTAGCAATTTGCTGCATTTCTGGATCGTCTCCTTCACGCCACTTGTTGATGATGTTCTGAGTAATGACAAGATGCTGGTTTTCATCTCTGGCGATAAGAGAGATAATCTTAGCGGATCCTTCCATAAGTTTGAGTTCACCAAACGCAAACGAGCAAGCGAATGAGACATAGAATCTGATGCCTTCGAGAATATTGACATTAGCAATTGCCCTATAAAGTTTTCTTTTAATTTCTAATCTTTCTTCTCTGGCACTACCAGCACCTTCAATAGCATGTACCCAAAGATTAGAGCTTCCATAATTTTGAACACTATTGATGAAATCATCATATGCTCCAGTAACTGATTCTGCACGTTCTAAAATCTTTTCATTATTTAAGATAGTATCAAAGACTTCTGTAGGGTCAGAGTAAACATTCTTAATAATATAAGTATAAGACCTGGAGTGAATCATCTCCATAAACTCCCATACAGTCATACATGCTTCCAGTTCAGGAAGTGAACAGTATGGAATAAATGCCATACCAGGACCTCTACCTTGAACTGAATCAAGAAGAATTTGATACTTTAAGTTAGAAGTAAAAATATGTTTTTGTTCAGGACGAAGTTGTCCATAATCTGAACGATCTTTTTGCAAAGAAACTTCTTCTGGTCTCCAAAAATATCCCAACTGCTGTTGAGTCAGTTTATCAAAGACAGGATACTTATAAGAATCATACCTTTGAACCCCAAGAGGTTGACCAAAAAACATAGGTTGTTTTTTAGCATCCACCTCTTTGGTATTAAACACAGTCATTCCATTTACCATTCTATTACTCTCAGCAGTTGTTCTAAATTTTACAGGACTCACAGTCTTCTTCTCCTTCTGAACTTAAGATTTCTTTAATTAGATCATTAATGTTGGTAGATTCATCTTTAACTTCATCAGTCTTATTATCATATGTATTCTGGTAATAAGATGTCTTCCAACCATATTTGTATGTGGTAAGAAGGTCTTGTGCCATTACGCTAACAGGAACTTCATTATCCTCATAATTCTCTGGATTATAGGACCAGTTTCCAGAAATTGCTTGATCAAAGAACTTCTGCATAACTGCAACAATATTAATATACCCACGATTGCTAAGCATATCCCAAAGCAACGTATAATTGTTCTTAAGATGTTGGTACTGGGGAACAATTTGTTTAAGAGGTCCTTTCTTAGACTTCTTGATAGACATATATCCTCTTGGAGGTTCAATTCCATTTGTTGCATTTGAAACTACAGAACTTGATTCTGAGGGCATTTGAGCAGTGAGCGTAGAGTGCCTCAACCCAAACTCTTTAATAGATGCCCTAAGGGATTCCCAATCATGCTGAAGAGGAATAGATGAGATTTCATCAACATCTTTTTTGTAAGTATCAATAGGAAGAATTCCTTGTGAATACTTAGTCCTTGAAAAATACTTACAAGAACCTTTTTCTTTAGCAATCTTATTAGATGCTTTAAGTAAGAAATATTGGAAAGATTCAGACAATCCATGAACTGCATCCCATGCTTCTTGAGAATCATATTTGAATCCAAGTTTAGCAAGATAGTGAGCAAGTCCAATATATCCAATACCCAAAGACCTACGTGCTTTGGTTCCAATCTCTGCTGCTTCAACTGGATAGTTCTGATAATCAATCAGTTCTTCTAGACCTCTTACTGACAACTCACAAAGTTCTTCAAACTCAGTATCATCCTTAACTTTACCTACATTAATAGCAGACAAAATACAAAGGGCAATCTCACCTTCAGGGTCATCAATATGTTGAAGTGGTTTAGTTGGAAGTGTAATCTCTTGACAAAGATTACTCATTTCAACCTTATCTAAGAAGGAAGAGTGTGAGTTGCAGTGGTCAATATTCATAATGTAAATACGACCTGTTTCAGCACGTTCTTTTAGAAGTGCCAGAAAGAGTTCTTGACCCCCAATAGTTTTTCTTGGAATAGATTCATTTCGTTCTGCATCCACATAAAGGTTGTCAAATCTATCAGTGCCAAAAGCATCATACAGACCAGGAACATTGTGTGGGGAAAATAATGAGATTTCTTCATTTGCAATGAATCTTTCATAGAACAACTTGCTAATTTGAATGGAGTAATCTAACTTACGAACACGATTATCTTCTGTTCCTTTGTTATTCTTAAGAACAAGAATATCACTTATTTCTTGGTGCCAGATTGGGAAGTGGACTGTCGCACTTCCTCCTCGTATGCCATTTTGCGTACAACAACGGACAGTTGCTTCAAACTTTTTGAGAAACGGTACAACTCCAGTGTGAGCCACTTCACCCCCTCTAATTTTAGCATTGATACCACGGATTCTGCCTGCATTGATACCGATGCCTGCCCTTTGAGCAACATACCTGCCAATAGCCATATCACTACTGAAGATGCTATCGAGGGTGTCATCAACATCAACAAGAACACAACTTGCAAATTGACGAAGTGGCGTTCTAACTCCTGCCATGATTGGCGTTGGAATATTGATTTTGTGTTTGGAGATTGCATTGTAGTACCTACGAACATAGTCTAAACGAGTTTCTTTTGGGTACTCTGCAAACATAGTCAGAGCAACCATAATATACATGAATTGTGGAGTTTCATAAACTATAGCAGAACTCCTATCCTGAACCAAATACTTGTCTACTACCTGACGAAGACCAGCATAAGTAAACAACATATCCCTTTCATGGTCTATAAAAGTATTTACTTTTTCAATTTCTTCCTTAGAATACTTTACAAAAATTTCAGTATCATAAACTCCTTTTTCAACACAAGCATAAATGTGATTTTCTAAAGTTGGGAATTCATGAAGTTTACCATATAGATTTTTTCTAACAGAAAACAAAAGAAGTCTTGCAGCAACAAACTGATAATTTGGATGCTCCAAATCAATCAAATCTGATGCAGCACGAATCAAAATTTCTTGAATTTCTTTTGTAGACACACCATCATAAAATTGAATACCAGATTGCATCTCTACCTGTGATGCAGATACCCCTGCAAGACCTTTACATGCTTCTTCCACCATAAGGTGCATCTTATCAAGATCTAATGATTCAATAGAACCATTTCTCTTAACTACCTTTGTTCCGTTGCTCATATTTTTTTCCAAGTAATGAATTTGAGTTTTGCTTCTAAACCAGAATAGTTGTTACATTCTACAATGCTCTGGACATCTCGTCCAGCCAATACCATATCATTTATATCTTTTTCTACAATAGTGTCTGGCCAAATCACTACTGGAAAACTTGAATCAATTGCCCCCTCTATCCTATCTACAATTTGTTTGTTTCTTTTTTCATTATCATAAACCATTACAAATTCTGTTTCAAAATTAGTAACAAAAAACATTTTGTCTATGTCAGCTCCAACCATTGCAATAGCATTGTCAATAAACATACTATCAAATGGACCCTCTACTATATAAACTGGTTTGGTCCAATCAACTTTATCCAATCCATAAATCTTTGGGTGATGATCATCAAGAATAATTGTTATGTATTTTACTTTTGAATTTTTATCCAAACTACGACCTTGAAACCCAAATATTTCTCCCTTATTAATAAGTGGAATTATGATTCTTGGTTCTTCGTGTGTTGTAAAATCAAAAGTATGTTTCTGAGTATTAGTCCACTCTTTAAATTTTTCACAGTAATATAATTCCTTCAAATATTTGTTTGGAATTTTTCTACTTGTTACATAATTTACTGCAGGATGTTCTTTATCTAATTCTGCTAGTGTAGGTAAATCAAAAGATTTTTTTGTAAAAGTAGGTTTTTTAAAATTAAAATCTGGTTCTGGTGTATTAGATCTCTTACCAGTTAATCCATTTTTATATCTTTCCATTACATACTGGTCATACAAAAGAGTATCCATATCTTTTAGGAAATTAGTAAAAGATCTTGATGCTCCACAATTATGACACTTGTAATTGTGATCGTTCTTTGATTGATAGATATATCCCCTTGCCTTATTTTTATATTTTTGAGAATCTCCACAATAAGGACATCTAAAATTATAAAGATTATTCTTAACCCTCTTAAATTTTTCTAATCTTGCTGATACCAATCCAATATATTTGGAATCAATGAAACTCATTATAAAAGGAATACTATCTTAGTCTCTCCATCCTACCTGTGTCTTGAGTCTTTGTCAAGATACTTGCCAGCATTTCTGAGTTATTGATGATTAAAGTCACTACTGCAAAAATTCCAATACCAATCCAAACTTTTTTTTCTAATCCTTGTAATTTATCCAATACTATATTGTGATCAGTATCCATTTTAGCACTTAACTGATCAATCTTTGCAAATAGAATAGCATCTACCTTATCATTACCTTCAATCTTTTGCTCATGAACTGCCAACATTTTAGTCACATTCGCACTTACTTCACTCATCTTTTCGATTGCACTCTCAATACGTTGCATCAATTGCTCAGTAGTATGAAGCTTCTCCTCAAGAATCGCTACTTTTGTTTCTATTGTTTGAGGGGGAGTATACATTGGATTTTTATGGTTGTGGTTTTCTTCTTTGCATTTTTGCAAGATTTTTAAAGAAAGGATTCCAATTTCTTCTTTTTCCTTTTCTTAAATCTACTGGTGGTTGATCTGGAGGAAGTCCAGCTAAATTTCCACCTGTGGCAGTCATTTCCTCCCTAATAATATTTATAATATGGTCCAATTTTAAGTTTTCCATTTATAAGGATTCTAAAATTTTTAAACAATTTTCATCAATTGGAATATCATTTAAAAATGATTTTGGATATTCTGGTATTCTGTTTAGATATAATAAAAAAGTTTTCATAGAAGACCATAATTCCTTTTCTATTTTAAAAAATAAAAGTGGAAGTGCAGCATCATTAAAGATATTAAAGACAATTATAAAATGATTAATCAGGAGAGTTGTTTTTAACTCTCCTGATTTTACATATCTTCTTAACAACTTTTTGATATATTTAAACCTATTCAGGTCTTCAAAGAAATCATCTTGTGTGACTGCTTGGGGATTATCATAATACTTGATAGCAAATAATATATAATTATCTTCATTCAATTCATCAAACTTCATAAATTAACTATCAGGAAGAATTGCATCATCATTAGCATCACCAAATGCTGTATATGTAGGTGTTCCAGAACTAATTCCAGAGAATGCAACAAGAGTTTCTGATTTAACTCTAAGATTGCCATGCATATCAACATAGGTGTGAACACCAACCCAACCAGGATGTGCTACTGCATATTTTGATCCTGCTACTTTAGCAATGGTTGCTTCATTAGAATCAACACCTTCAATGAAGTTAGTTACACCTGTAGAAGTGGTTTGTCTAATATTATAGTTAGAATCTTCAAGTGTATAAACTGGTTTCTGTGACATAGTATATGCAACACCAGCAATTGGTGCTCCACTCAAGTATTGAGTAGTTGCAATAGAAATTACAGTTTGTGATGTAATTGCAGAAATTACTGCTTGACCAAAAGTTCCACCAGCACCAATTGTAATTACACTACCTACAGTTGCTGCTCTGAAAGAAGTTCCAGAACCAGTAATTGTTTTGTTTGTATAATTAACACTAACTGTACCAGTTGAGTAAATACTATCTGCTGTTCCCCAAAGAGCCATTTGTTATACCTAAATTAGTTTCCTTCTTGTATTATTTATAAAAATGGGGGAGTATCAAACTCCCCCAAATAGACATAAAGTATTTTATTTTATTAAACTCAAGGAGTTAAATCTTTAGCACCTTTTTCTTTTAATTTTCCTTGGACTTGTAAAAGAATAAGTGAAAGAATACCATTTGCCTTTACTTTTGGGTTTGCTCCAAGTGCTTCAGAAACTGCAAAAAGTACAGTTGCAATAAGTGCTTGATTGGCAAGTGCCCATGCGATTAGTGCTGACATAATAACCTCGTATAAAGAATGTTCCTATCTTATTTATCTTGAGCACTCTTCAAAATAGCACTTGCTTTTTTAGCAAGTTGGTCATACTTACCAGTAACCTTTCTATTTGCTGCTGGGGCAGCAGGTTTGGAAGATTGGGTAGTGCCCATAGGTTGTGAAGATTTTCTTTGTGGTTTTGTTAAACCTGCAAGAACAGTTTCACCTTTGCTATGAATTTTAGCAGTTCTTTCACCTTCTTTTTTTGCTGCTGCTCTTTGAGCAGAAGTCATAGTTCTCTGAGACCTTGCTTCTGCAGATCTCATCTTAGACTTTTTTGGGTCAAATACTGCCTCATCAAGATTTTCAAATGGGTCAGGTCTATGAGCAAGGTAAAGAATTACAGATTCATTAGTATCAACTTTCATTCTCTGAGATTGCTTAGCAACTTGAAGGTCTGCAATTTCCTTAGTAACTTTTGCTTTTGCTGCTTTTGCTTTTGCAGCAATCAAAGGAGCATTAGGGTCTTGCTTTTGAGTTGCATTTGCAGTGGTGGTTTGATAATCACCTCTGGGAGCCATAGCAGAACTTCCTCCTTCATCAAG